AATAAACGCGCCCACGGCATAGGAATTAACGAATGAAACGAAAAGTGAAACTGAACGCACTGCTACAGGCCAAGCTGATCAAGTTGTTGATGGAAGGCGCTTACTCCTGCAAGGAGCTGGCCGAGATGACCGGGCTGCATTACGTCACGGTCCTTCAGTACTGCCGCGAGCTGCATCTCGAGGGCGCAGTGCACATCTGCATGTGGGCCAAAGATGATCGTGGCCGGGATCTGACCAAGATCTATAAATTGGGCGAAGGCAACGACAAGTTGCGTCACCAAATGTCGGCTGCGGAGCGGCAGGCCCGCTACCGGTCCAAGAAGAAGCAGATGAAACTTAACCAAGTGCTGGGCGGCAACGCTGAGTTCATCGACCGCGGCAACGGTCAAGTCGGATACGAAAAACTGTGATGGAGAAACTACACCGTGATGACCTATCGAATCGTTGAGACTGAGATCCTGCGCTGGGCAGAGGCCCGCAAGATCATCCCCAACAGCACCCCAACCGCTCAGTACCTTAAGGCTGTATCTGAGATGGGCGAGCTGGCCGACGCAATTAACAAGCGAGACATGCCAGCCGTCAAAGACGCAGTGGGCGACACGCTGGTGTGCCTGATCAACATGTGTGCATTGCTGGACATCGACATGGTCGAATGCCTAAACGGCGCGTGGGATCAGATTAAAGACCGCAAGGGCACGCTGCTGCCTTCAGGCGTATTTGTAAAGGAATGACATGACACTCCAAGAATTTGACGTGCTATTGGCCGCGCATGACTGGACCTATGCGTATGCGGATGATTACCGCTACTTCACCCGCGGCGAAAGCGAGCGCAGGATCATCCTTGACCATGTAAGAAACAACCCCGAGTTCGAGCCTCTGTTCAGCGTGTGGGCCAAGTTCTGCTCAGGTCAAGTTGACAAGGCCACCTTCTTCGCGCGCCGCTCGGAGCTGCTGTCGTGATCTCGTGCATGGGCGGCTGGTGCGACCGCAGGGAAACCTGCAAGCACTACTGGGCCAAATCTACAGTGATTGTTGAAAGACTATGCGAGGACACGAATGACTGCTATATACCGGGAATACACACTGCGTTCATCGGAGGTGTGGCAAGCTTTTGCGAGCTTTGTCAGGGAGCATGCCAAGCAGTTGAACGACAGCGGGACGCCTCTGCGCCTGATCGTTACAACGGCCACCACAAGGCGTAACGCAGAGCAGAACAAGCGGTATTGGGGTTTTGTGCTTAAGACCATAGCTGAGCAGGCATTCGTCAAAGGGCAGGTTTATGCATCAGACGTGTGGCATGAGTACTTTGCTCGCAAGTTTGGCGTGTGTGATGAGGTGATCCTGCCCGACGGCGAGATCATCACCCGGCGCAAGAGCACAACCGAAATGACGGTTGGTGAGTTCACCGAGTACATGACACGTGTAGAGGCACACGCCACACAGGAGCTGGGGGTGCGGTTTGAGGCCCAAGTTTGAGTACGTGCGCGACAAGCGCATTCTTGAGTTCTGCCGCACGATTCCATGTCAGTCCTGCGGGGTGCAAGACGGCACAGTGGTGGCCGCGCATTCCAACCAGTTAGTCCACGGCAAGGGCCGCGGGATCAAGGCCAGCGACCAGTACGTGGCTGCACTCTGTTATCAGTGCCACTATGAGGTCGATCAGGGCCGCTCATGCAAGCAAACGAAGCAATGGATTTGGAATGAAGCGCACGAAAGAACTAAAGATCGACTTGAAGCAGCCGGTCTTTGGCCTGAGTCCACTTGAGGAAACATTCGCATTCCAGCTTAGGGCTATGAAGTGGCCCGAGGCTCGGCGGGAGTACCGATTTCATCCCAAGCGGATGTGGCGGCTGGACTTTGCGTGGCCTGAGCAGAAGATCGGCGTCGAGATCGAGGGCGGCGTCTGGACCGGCGGGCGGCACTCTACCGGCGTCGGGTTCACGCTGGACTGCGAGAAGTACGCCGAGGCCATGTGTCTGGGCTGGACTATCCTGCGGGTGACTGGGTCACAGGTGCAGAACGGCCAAGCCATCGATTGGCTGATGCGGGTTTACACGAATAAACACACTAACAATAGTGTATAAACTGACCCTAAAGGAGCTAGATGATGATCTCACCCAACAAACAACGCGATCCCCTTGGCTGGCCGTTTGGTGCCCTGCCGCCCAAGGAATTGGCTAAGCTGTTGGCGCAGAAAAAGCGCGACGATCTTGCCAAAGTACCCCCGGCACCGTTCTAGATGAGGACAAGACAATGAGTGTTTATAAGAAGCTCAACGACGCACGTCGTGAGTTCCACAAGACAGCGCTTAAGAAAACTGGGCGCAACAACTTCAGCAGTTATGACTACTTCACGCTGGGCGACATTGTCCAACCGGCCCTAGCGGCCTTCCACAGTGCCGGGTTATGTGGCGTGGTGACCTTTGACAAAGAGATCGCCACCATGACCATTGTGGACGTGGACAAGCCCGAGGATCGCATCGTCATTACCTCCCCGATGGGGTCCGCTGCTCTCAAGGGTTGCCATGAGGTGCAGAACATCGGCGCTGTCGAAACCTATCAACGTCGGTATCTCTGGCTGGCCGCGCTCGATGCGGTCGAAGGCGACGTGATCGAAGAGACAACCGACAACCGCGGAGAACTGACCGAGTACGAAGCCGAGCATCTGCCTGCGTTTGAAGCCGCTGCCGCTAAGGGCAAAGAAGCTTTGGAAAAGGCTTTTAAGGAGCTGGCACCCAGCGCTGAAAAGGGACCGTTCTGGGCCAAGTTCAGTGGCGAGCTGAAGAAGAAGGCGGGTGCGTGATGGAACCGCAGCGAACAGAAGCATGGTACTCGGCCAGATTGGGGAAATGCACGGCAAGTCGCATGGGTGATGTCATGGCTAAGACCAAGACCGGTTATGGCGCATCCCGGGAGAACTATAAGTTCGAGCTGGCCCTTGAGCGCATCACCCAGCGCAAGGCACCCGGCTTTACGTCCGCGGCCATGCAGTGGGGCATCGACACAGAACCTGCAGCCAGAAGCGCGTATGAAATCGCTACGGGCGGTTTTGTGACCGAGGTAGGGCTGATGGACCACCCGACGATTCGGATGGCTGGAGCGTCGCCTGATGGCCTTGTCGGGGACGACGGGGTGCTGGAGATCAAGTGCCCGGAGTCCAAGAAGCACTTCGAGACTCTGGTCACCAAGAAGCCCTCGACCGACTACATGTTCCAGATGCAGTGGCAGATGGCCTGCACCGGTCGGCAGTGGGCAGACTTTGTATCGTATGACCCGCGGTTCCCTGAACACCTTCAGTTGTTCATTGTGCGGGTCAATAGAGATGCTGGGCTAATTGCTCAGATGGAATCCGAGGTGATTAAGTTTCTCTCGGAAGTTAGTGAGCTAGTTGAAAGGATCAACAAATGATGAAGCTAATTGGAGTCGGCCGACTGGGCCGCGACGTGGAAGTGCGCTACACCACCGATGGCAAGGCGATTGCCAACCTGTCTGTGGCGTGGAACTATGGAAAGCCGGGTAAGGATGGAAAACGCGCTAGCCAATGGGTCGATGCGGCTCTGTTTGGCGAGCGCGCAGAGAAGCTGGCACCCTACCTCAAGAAAGGCACGTCAGTGTTTCTCGATATCCGCGACATGCACGTTGAGACTTTCACCAAGCAAGACGGTACGACAAGCGTAAAGCTTGCCGGGTTTGTAGACGCGATTGAGTTTGCTGGCGACCGTCCTGCACAGGAGTCACGCAAGCCAACGCATTCCGACGACATTCCTTTTTGAGGTGCAACATGAGAAAGCTTTTTATCTGTCTAGTCATGGCCGCTAACCTGTCCCCAGTGGTGGCCTTTGCTCGAGCTGGCACGCTGGTGTCGTGTGACTTCGTTAGCACCCAGCAGGGTGGCCGCTACATCGGCACGTACTGCGTGGACTATCAATGCAAGTTCACCACCACCCGCATCTTCACTTCTTACTGCCCATACAGCCTATGAAATCCTCACACTACAAGACACCGCGCACCATGGCCGAATGAGAGTTTGTGGTCGGCTATCCGATAGTCGATCTCACGCCACAAAAGTGGAACTGGTTGCCTTACATCTGCGCCGCCTTGGTCGTCGGCATCATTTGGATCGCACGATGATCTACGAAACGCAGGCTAACGAAGCAGAAGAGCGCCGAGTTGCTGCCTACGTTCAAACCGTTTATGACGTCGAGATGCAGAAAACTGCCCAGTTTGCGGTAGTGGACTACGTCGCCACGCGTAACGGTGCTGTAGTAGGGCTGGTCGAGATCAAGTGCCGCAGCATGTCTATCGAAGAGGTAGACGCCCGCGGTGGCTACTTGATCAGCCTGAACAAGCTAAACAAGATGCGAGCGCTGTCTGACATGCTCAGCGCGCCAGCCGTCTTGGTGGTGAAGTTTAAAGACAAGGTCTACGAATACATCACCGAAGAAATGGGCTATGACGGGACCGTGCCGTTTAACAGGAACGACAGGCCCAACGAACGCGAGATGGCCGCGGTGATCTATACGACAAGATTTAGGAGAATGAGATGAGTGTATTTACTAAGTTCTATCGGATCGAATGCGAAAAGGCAGACCGAAGATTAGCGGTCATGCAAAACGAAGCCAAAAAATTCGCAGAGTGCGAGGGGCTATCGGATGACCCCACCTCGGATCGAATTAGACTTGCTCGAGAACTGGGTTACATCACCGGCGTGCTGCGTGGTGTGTTGTATGAGTTGGCCTGTGAAAAAGCTCTGGAAAGTGAAAGATGCGCCTCAAATGCCCGAAGTGCGGCTTAGCATTACGCACTCTGGAAACCCGTCACACTGATCGATGGGTGCGGCGAACGAAGATGTGCACGAACCTGCACAAAACAGTAACCCACCAGACCCACGGGCAGTGGGAGGAGAAGATCGTTCGAGTGAGGCATTTCGAGCGGCGTGCGAAGCCCGTTACGTCCTCTCCAAGCCCTTCGCTGAGCGTCGCCTCTATCTTGAGGGGGTGGGTCGTGCAAGAGGCACAGACGCCCGCATATACCTCGAGCGAGTGATCCACGAAGAGTGGAAAAAGAAAGCCACCCCGAAGAGTGGCTAAGCCCAAGCGAATGCCCTAAGCTTGGGAAGGAGGATTCACATGCAACTACGCTTGCATCATAGCCAAATTGTTCTTGATGCGCTCGTCGTTAGGGGCAAATTCCAGAGCTTTTTTGCATTGCTCAATGGCCTCAGACTTTAGGCCAAGATGCCATGCTGAGATGCTGGCGTAGTCGTGCGGCTTTTCGGTCCACACGCTTGGGTCCATTGTGTATACAAGCGCCTTGTCTTTGATCGCCAGAGCCTGCTGGCAAGCGTTGTAGCACTCCTGCCAAGAGTGATGCTTATAGCAAAGCTCGGCTAACCGCACCCAAGTCTCGCGGGTGTTAGGAGCCTCGGCCACGGCGCGTCTGGCCCATGCCATAGCCTCCCAATAATTTGCCTTGTGTTCGTATGCTTGTGATAGCAGCCGCATAGCATAGGACCGTTCTGTGTACCAGTTCGCCTCGGGCATATCGAGGTAGAACTTGAGGCGATCAATGGCCTCGTCCCACAGGTGATAAAAGGTCAGTTCCCGAGCAAAGTAAAAAGCATTGCGAGGGCAGCGAGGGTCTTCAGCGACCGCCATGCGTAGGAGGTCAAGATACTGCCCACGGCTCTTAGTGGGGTCAGGGTGGTGCGTGACCAAGAGTCGGTCTGTGTCTGCATAAACCTCTGTGATGCGTCTATCGGGAACGGGATATTCATGGACCGGATGGTGCCACCGATAGCCCTGTCGGGCGTGAATCTTCTCGTACTTGAACCGGATGCCATGCCCCCAGTCGAAGTAATAGCGCAGCCGGGTCGTCTTGCCCAACTCCCATACGCGCTCGATTTCTTCGCGCCATCCCGGCTCTAGAACCTCGTCTAGGTCTAGCGAGATGCAAACATCCACATCCTCGGGGATTAGGGCTAGGGCCGTGTCCCGCGCCATGTCGAAGCGCCAAGGCTTGATCGAGATGCCGTAGACCGTAGCCCCGCACTCCCGTGCGAGTTCCGCTGTGCGGTCGGTTGAGCCGGTGTCGGCTATCAGGATGTGGTCAGCGTCCTTGGCTGACTCACAGAACCGCTGAACGAATTGCTCCTCGTTCTTGGAGATTGCGTATACGCATATTTTCATGTCTTGTCCTATGAGAGAAACAAAGCGATTTCCGCTTGCCTCCTTTTTACCAAACCCGGCAGGACTTTGCCACCCCCGGTGATGAAATTCATAAAACCTTTAGACGCCTCTTCCCATTCGCCGCGGTTGGCCTTGATCCTGATCTGACTGCGTTGGAGGTTTCCTAGCCCTGCATTAAAGGAAAAACTGACCAAAGCGTCAAAGCTGCCTTGACGGCCAACAACGCCGGGAACATATCGAAGAACACCACGTTCAAAACGTATGACGTCAAAGTGGAATAGGTCGTCAATCTCTTGCTTGGTCCAAACACGGTTGTCCTCCGGTTTCAGCGGGTACTCGCTCCTAAGCATCCCGGTGTAGCCTTCTTTGCGTACTGAGGGCAGCTTGATCTGCTCTTGGTATAGGACATGGCCGTAGCCAATCGTCCAAATGTTCGCAGGGCAAAGATAGGGCTTGGACCGGAAACCCTCATACTTGTGCATGAGGGCTTCGCCAACCTTGCTTAGTTTCACTTCTTAGCCCAACCGCGAGAGCCGAACCAAAACCCGATGATGCCGCCGAGCATAGCCATCTCGTCAGTCGAGAAGATCAGGTCAGAGTAGCGAATCACATCGTCAATACTGGTGATCAGGCCGGGTTGGTTCCACAGATACCAAGCCATGAAGGCGTTGATCGCCACCAGTTCAAGCACGAAAATGTAGGTG